GGATTGTTCCAAGTTGCCATATCATACTCCTATAAAATCTGTATTGTTCCTGAAAATGTCGTTGTTGTGCCAAAAATTGTACCAAGTGTACCATCAATAGTGCCACTAGTAGTAGTGTTAAGATTTACAGCATCTTGCGGAACACTATATCGCAAATAAAACATGTGCATTAAATCACTAGTTATTTTGCCAACACCAATCGCATAACATTCACGAACACCATTTTGTTCATCATGCAATACTGAATGATGTGGAATATTAAATCCAGCAATATTACCTGAACCTAATTGAATATATCTTGCTCGATTACTAATCATATTACAGTTATAGTTGGTATATCCACCTACTCCATTAGTAATATTAGCAATAGTACATAACTCAGTATTATTCCACTTGAATACCACATTATTCACTGTATCAGCGTTTTCAATGCTAAAACAGTGAATTGCATTAAAGTCAAAACTATTAGTACGACATTCAACATAATTGCGACCAACACGACAAGTAATACACGTATGGTTTGTACCTGCATCATGAATGACACTCAATTCAATACCCGACCACGTCATTTTAGTAGTTGAATACTGGTCTTTAATGTCAGTCATAAATTGATTTGCACCAAGTGAAATAACATGTGCAAAATGCTCGTCATTGCGTACACGGCAAATTATAAACACATCTTGAAATTGTTGTACGGTATTACCGTAGTAGTAAATACCACCACTAAATGTAGGGTCAAACAAATTATAGACAACATATGGTCTACCAACAGTGTTTGAGTAATTTGTAAAACTTATCAAATCACCAGCAAGATATAAATCAGTATTGAGATTATAGTCAGACCACAAAAACTGATTTTCACCATCAATGGTGATTGGAGTGGCGTTATTGTGTTTGATACTATCCCACACTAGTGCAATGTTGCCAGCACTTTTTGGGATAGCATTTCGGAGAATAATTTCTGTCATGTTATTTACCCATCGTTACATATACAGCAACACCACGAATCTGCGCTAGTGTTTCCAAGCGTTTTTTGATGCGCTTCTGCAAACCAACATCATTTGGCCACTTGCGCTTGGCATGAAAATATGGCTGTCGTGATGCGTAGTACATCAAACCACTATATGAGGCAGTATTGGTAACAATATAGCCTGATAGTGTTTCTTTGATTTTCCACCGTTCGTGCATTTGCTCTGACGGTCGAATAATCTTCATGTTGGAATATAGTTTTACTCGCTCCCAGTGATATGCCTTCTTGATTTTACCGCCTTCACCAAGAACAGATATTTGAGTACGAACATCACGTGAACCAACTTGTGTTGGATTAGATTGACGAGATGTGTATACCAAACCAATATCACGAACATATCGAGGATTGTATCCTTTGTCCGCTGGCTCGGGAGGATAAAACTTCATGTATGGCATGACTGCATCGTCAATAAGTGTTTCCAATAAACTTTTGATGCGTTTATCAGCCGAGTGTTTTGACACAGGCTGACTAAATCTATCCATTAGTCTATTCAGATTACTACTTATTTTGACGTGCATTACAATGTCTTCCTAATCAATACCACATCACATCGGCAATATGGATGCACAGGTGGCAATTTATCCCATCCCTCGCCACGCAATTTGTTATTCAGTGGTCGACACTTCATACACACCATTTCATCTTTGGCAGTTTGCCATTTCATCATGGTAAGCATTCCGTTTTCTTCCAAAATATCTTGCATTGACTTGCTGATATAGGCTTTAATATTGGTAAACTCCGTCACCGCAATAATTTCCGAGCGACGGTCGCCAAAAATCACCTCATTGATAGCATTATCAGTTTCTTCAATCAGCATATCAGTGCTTTGATACCCTTGATACATACGCAACGTGCTTTCATACAGTTGCTGTTCACGCTGGCGCAAGTAGTCTTCATATGGCTTTTGCACATGGTTTGCCAAGATAACAGGGTCTACCGTTGCAAAGTCAATTTCATTCTGCACAGTCACTTGTTGAAGCATTGACGATTTTAACGATGTAATCACGCTACGTGCAAAGTTTCGTGCTTTTTCATCTAGCGTAGCACCATCAACATTCTTCATCACCTTGCGTAGTGAAGTGTATAACGGTTTTTCTTCCGCAGTAACATTCTCACCAGCAACACGCTTGAACGCATCAAACACATGATGCACTACTTCAACATCATGCACAGACTTCAGTACATCATGTAGGCACGCAATATCTGATTCATCAATCATGTCGGTGTCAAATGCAACATCGGCAGATTTGCCACGTTTTACCGATTTGATAGCCTTCTGTTTCCACCGTTGCAAATCATGTGTAGCGTCAAAACGTTTTGGCAATTCACCATCCACCTCAAGATTAGTAACGTCTTCCACATTGACTGCAAACTTATCGCCAATATCCTCTGGCGCAGTTTCCATTGGGCCATATCCCATCATGTCACGGGCTTCGTCTACAGACAACACAGGGCTGCCTACCAGTGTCATAATACCTTGTGCTTTATCCAACTCATCACGCTGGTAGGTTTCCAATTTGTCTGGTCGTGGCTCGATGCGAATGTTGGCTTTTGTCAGCAACTGCTCGTTCAGTGCATCACAAATCAAGTGGCACTGTGGCACAATCGTATTTTCATAAAACGATAACGTGTCTACTTTTGCAGTAGCGTATGTTGCGGCGTTTGACAACACCAGTGAGTGTGGTACACCAAGTGCTGTTAGCGTGTCGGTACGGGCTTGTTCGGTTAAGTCAGGATTTACGGTGTCTTTCAATGTGTCACCAACAACGATTGGCTTTACATCGGCACGAATAGCGACCGTGTTCCAAGCGTTCTTCACGCCCGACACAAAACGCTTCCACCAGTTTTCCAACTTCTCCATTTCGGCTTGTTGGGCAGGGCCTGATACCGAAAGAAGCGTAGCCTTGATAGCACCACGCTTCCAAAAGTTTTCTAGGAATTGGTCAAGAAAGAACAATGTACTAGCAGAGCGCAACGCTACCTGTGCATCACCGATACCATATCCTGATTCGTATTCCACACTTGGTGTCCAAATGTAGATAACATCATTCATACCTAACTTGATAGTCTTATTGCCTACCTGTCGAGTAAATCCCACAAGACCACGTTCAGGATTATAATCAGGCTGAATCGTTGTTGGTAGTGCAATACGCAACTTTCCATTCAGTCCATACCGATTACGCTCAATAAGAATGTATGAACGACCATATAAACATAAATGCAATTCAACTTGATGCAAAATTGGACGCAACATACGCATAAAGTTGACTACATCTTCTTGTGCGCTAATATCTTCTGCGCCACGCATAATAATGTATGGCATACTTGATACCGCTTTGGCACGAATGGTTACTGCACGATTCAACACTGGAACAGTATTAAACGCATGAACAGTGCTAAGAGGCCCTGCATCATCAGGGCTACCCTCAATATATCGCCAGTAACTGGATGGAAATGCTTCCACTGGAATGTTTTTTACGTTTACTCCCATAGCAACAATTTCCCTCCGCTTCCTAACATGGGAAGTGTACCACTAACAGCATCTACATAGTCATCATGTTCACCGTATGGAAACATGGATACCTCATCAATAAAATCCTCATTCCATTGCCCAGCAACAAGAAACAATTTCCCTTGTTCAGCACGTGTTGCCCACGGCATGGCTCGAGTGATTTTGTCTTTCTCTACACTAATTCCTTGTAGGTTAATATGCGCCAATTCTGGCATACGCATAAACTCTTGGATAGCCGCAATACCATGCAACGCCTTTTCTACATAGTGAAATGTATCTGGCTCTCGAATCATGGTTTCTACCATAAGTTTGCGTACATCAGGCCATTCCATTTTGACATGGATACCATCTTTGACATACATATTTCCCAAATCATCCATCGCCACCGCTACACTCGCCGTATAGTCTGCCGATGTTCGTGTGCTGGCCGCCAAATCCCAATAGCGTACCCATAACAAACCTTCAGGTGGTGCAAGTACTCGCTTAAACCAATCACGCTTAAACATCGCATTTGCCAAGTCAAGAAACTCACCATCAATTTCTTGTGCCTGCCATTCGCTAGTGTATGATTGCATCAGTGAATCAATAAATCCTTCTGGAAGAAAAGGATTATCACGTGTACTTGATTTGATTATTGCATAATTATCCTTGTTTGTGAACAATTTGTACAACCAGTTCTTACCACGGGGTGTAGTAACTGCCCAACCACGTGCTGGCTGACGGCGCAAACGTCCAATCATCACGTTCCAAACAATTTCTGGGAGCATAGCCGCTTCGTCTAACATAAACCATCCGATATTTGGACCACGTAGACGTTCGGGGTTTTGCCCCGACATAAAAATCACTTTGCGATTGCCAAGTAATTCGGCAGTCATATCACCTGCCTTAAAGTCTTTGAGGATTCCAGCACTGCGAGATAACTCCAAAAACGTTTCTAGTGTTGCCTCACGCAACATCGGAAACGTTGGAGCAATAATCATTCCTGTACTATTTGGTGGCTGACGAAATGCTTCGATAACGCCAGCACGTGTTTTGCCACTACCAATGCCACCTACAAACAATCGAAACTTAGCGTTATTCGTCCAAAAGTTTTGTTGAGGTTTCGTCGATTTGGTGTGGCGCACCGTCGTCGTTATCTCCTGCTGAGATGTCGATGATGTAGTCACGTTTAATCTCCTGCTCTACCACACGGCGACCATAAATGTGTGGATGTCGGCGTTCCAACTTCCAAGCGGCCGCCTGCCATACACCACTTTGTGCGGCTTGGTCGATAACATGTAACCATTTTAGTGTAGCACGTGCTTCGGCTAATTCCACTTGTTCCTGAAACTCAGGATACTTTTCTAGCCAATCATAATATGTACGAGTGCCAATACCTGCATAACCACAAGCATGAACAATCGTTGCACCTTGCTCTAAAGCAATGATAATACGTTTTACCCTGTCAGGAGTATACTTACTAATATCGCCTACTGCCATTTTTGGTTTCCTTTCACGATATAGTTACGATGTTTTAACTCGGTAAGTAATTCATCATATTCATCAATAGTAGTCAATTCTACTTGAATCAAGTATTTTTGCTCTTGTTCAGGTGATTCAACACTATCTACATCATCGGCCAATGGGTCTTCGGCTTTCATATCTACCAATTCTTGTGCAAACAAGTTTTGGAGAAACTCATTGGTCGTGTCAATATCCTTAAGCAAGTCTTGGTACAATTCAGCATCATTTACAGCATAGTTGGCTGATGGGTCAAACGTTGCAAGAATAATACGCTCTTCTTCTTCTGATAGTTCTACATAGGTAACAGGAATAGATTGTTCACCGTTACGAATGGCTAGTGCGACACGTAAGTGTCCATCGACCACCCGATTTGTGATTTTGTTCACAATAACATTTTGTACAATGCCAACGTCAGACAACACTGAGTGCAATAATTCCTGTTGCATTTTTGGATGAATACGATAGTTTGCTGGATTGGCCAATAGTTGGTCAGGTGATTCATGTCCGTAATCAACAATACGATTCTTGTACATTATTGCGTAGCCTTTCGGACTACATCTATTACATGTTCCACTTCAGATTTTTTTTTGTGAAACATAGTTGCCTCTCCATTTATACTTGTAATATGCCACTTTTTAGTAATATATATAAACGTTGCTGTCCATGCCATGTCGCCTGATTGTAGGCTAATATATAGCGTATGAGGTGTTGTTGCACTATACGAATATGTTATATCCGTAATAGTATCACTGTAATATTCAACAATTTCATCAAGCGTCATACTTGTTGTTGCAAATGGTGTACAAATTGATATCATGACATAAAATCCTCTGCTAGCCAAAGACGAATACGCTTTTCGGCAATGTCAACGTATTCCTGATTTAATTCTATCCCAACAAACTGCATATTCTCAAGCATAGCCGCACATCCAGTGCTACCACTACCCATAAATGGGTCAAGTACCACACCGTTTGGCGGTGTAACAAGACGCACAAGGTAGCGCATCAATTCAATCGGTTTAACTGTTGGATGAAAGTTGGCACGCATGGCGTTGCGCTCGTTTCCTGAACCTGTAAGCAATGTTCCATCTTCAGTACCTTTCATTCCACCGCCTTTCCTCATCTCCATCCTATTCAGCCCTGCCTCCCGTTCAGACTTTGACGCTTTGGCAACGTAGAAAAAGCGTGATGTGCCGTGCCCACTCTGCTCGTCCAGCATCTGCGCCGCCTCCTCATCGAGGATGACGTTGGCGGGCCAGCGGCCTCCAATGGGCTTATTTGCGCTGATGTCTACTTCGTGCGTTCCTCGTTGTGCGCTTACACCAGTGTCAAATGCTTGTGAACCATTACTGATATTTGTTTTTACAGGCTTATCCCATGCTTTCTCAAATCCATCATCTGACGGTATCCTGCACCCGTCAATGTTGATCGCACCGACGCCCCACGTCAGCACATTGTCGGCCACCGTGCCACTCAGTGGCTTTCGTGCAAGCACGGCGGGCTCAACTGCTGGTTTCAGCGCAGTGCCAAAGCCATGCCATTGCTGGGCTTCTGGCGTGGCAGGCAACGACTTAATAATATTGCCATGACCATCCATATCTTTTCTATCAGCAGTGCCATGTGTAGTGAATCCAATGTTATTGCCTTTGGAATTGTGATTTGGTATTCCCCATGTATTGCTATCAGGATATGCAATAGGCTTTGTGTAAAACTCGCTTCGCTCTACCCCTGCCTGCTTATCAATCGCCTTGCTCACGTCGTGCGACTTTGGGAATCCGCTCCCATATATCCACTGGATGCAGTCCCGTATCTCAAAGCCCGCATCTTCAATTGCCACAGTCATGCGGTGATATGTCCGAGTACCACCAAAGGCGATAAGATGCCCACCTGGCTTTAGCACTCGTAAGCACTCTTCCCAAAGAGATTGGTCGTAGGCGATACCTGATGAATCCCACTTTTTACCCATAAACCCTAACTCGTAGGGAGGGTCAGTAACAATGCTGTCAATAGAATTATCGGGAAACGTTTTAAGTACTTCCCGATTATCACCTTGATGTAACGTGTAGCGCATACAATCTCCTACATTTTTGGCCCAACTACCCCAAATTGGTTTTGATACTTGCCTTGTTTGTCAGCATAGGAAGTGTTGCAAACACTATCACCAGTAAAAAATCCTACTTGGGCAATACCTTCATTAGCATATACTCGAATAGGAAGTGGTGCAGTGTTGCTG